TTCTTCTTCTAATTCTTCTTCAGTAGGTTCTTCTACTTTCTCGATAGCAGGTGCTTCTGGTTTTTCTTCAGGTTCAGATGGACCATCTGGTTTCGGTTTATCATCAGGTTTTTCTTCGTCTGACGGTTTCTCCTCTTTGTCGTCAGATGGTTTACTTTCTGACCCTTCTCCAGTGTCATCACCTTTGTTATCTTCGACTTCTGCACCTTCACTTTGAGGTGGCGTTTCTTCTAACTTAGGTGCCGATGCTTCAATTTCTTGTGAAAGCTGTTCGAGTTCTTCAAACTCTTTTTTCTGTGCATCAATATCAGCTTTTAAATTACGCGAAGTTTCAAGGTCGCCCTTTTCGACTGCTTCTTGCGCTTTAGAAATCAAACTAGCGATTTCTTTTTTGCGCTCATCTAAATTGGCCATGCAATATCACTCCTTATTAAATTTGTGCATAAAAAATAGCCTTACGTTTCAAAACGAAGGCTTTCTATGTCTAGTGCTATTTTCATTTGTTCCAACTGTTTGAATTTCTTTAAATCTTTTGCACGTTGACCGACTTCAACCGATGTATCTTTGTAGGCAGGTATTGTAACAATACTGACTTCAATAAGTTCATCGATTTTATTTATGGTTTGAACGTACTCATTATCAATGTTTTGCCATGTACGAGCTGTTGAATCATTAGGTGGTAATGTGTAGAAGAAACTACACTGGTTTACATTGCCCGCTTTAATATTTTCATAAATATCTCTAGCGTAAGATGTATTAGGTAAGTGGCACTTAAAATACAATCCTTTTTCGTCCACTTGTAACTCAAGCGTTCCTGCTTGTGTTCGACCTATAACATAACTGAAATCGTGGTTAATTAAACATTTCACGTCACTTACATCTACACCATCTAAGGCATTTGGCGCTACTATTTCTCTGAACCCACCCAAGTCATCGCTCGTTGAATTAAAGATAATTGCGTAACCTTCAATAACCATGTCTTGTTGTCCAGTGTCAACGTTACTGTTCGTCATACTCATCACCCCCTTTAATGGAGTTCTTTTCGACTTCTTTGTCTATCTTAGATTCTTGATAGTTCTGTAAAGTAGAAAGTGGCGCTCTGTTAAGGTCCACAAGTGGTTGTTCACCGTGTTCAATAGGTTGATAACCAAATATACTTCTTGCTTCGTCTGTCGATATAATCCCTTTACCATGCAATTCTGTGATACGTTGCAATTGTAGTTCTGGGTCAATATCTATTAGACGTGATGAATCAAACTCTAATTCATAACCAGAATCAATAAACTTGAATATCTTGGTTTCTAATTCTGAAATCATCATCTTAAATATTGGATCTAATGTACTTTGCAAATACTCAAGATTTGCTTGTGTGATAGATGTATTGACTGTTTCAATACCTAATTTAGATACTGGTAGACCGAACGCTTTAGCAACTTGTGAAGTACTGAACTTATAACTGTTTAAGAAATTCAAAACTTCAACGGGTATTTGTAATCGTTTAAAGTCCATCGTGTCGTCAATAGCAACCAATCCACCATTGTTTTTCAACTGACTTTCTGCAAAGTTTTGTTTCAAATCTCTCAATTGTTCTGCGTTAATTTGACCTTTTTTGTATTGCAACACAGACGTTGATGTACCACCGTTATCAAAGAAGTTGCGTAAGAAACTCTTTGATCCTTGTGATATACCAATCTCATGTGCTAATGCATACAAAGGACTGTAGCCAACATATCCATCTAATGTGATATATCTAAAGTGCAATATATCTTCACTGGTTATCTTAGCTGCATTACCTTCCACATCTTCACTAACGTTATAAACAATTTCGCCGTCTTTTTCCTCTATTCCTACTAAATCGTTATGTAAGAAGTGGAAGCCAACTGGGAAATCGTTTTTATCGCGTATGATTTCAACGAAAGATTGTCCGTTAAGCAACATATTCGCAATGATTATGAATTTGAAATGCCAACCCGGTAAATCAGAATGTGGATTATTATTGAATAGATCTAATATTTGATTCATAACCGTATTTGTTTCGTGACCTTTAACCTTTAACTTAGTACTTGCTATGTCTGCAGATATAATACGTGTCGCAGTGAACACATCACTATTACGCAAAGCGTTTATACCAACATAACTTGCGTGTGTACCATGTTCTTGCCAATACAATAATCGTTCTAAATCTCTGTTCATCTTTTCTTGTTTACTTGTAAATCCTAAATCAAGTAATGGCATCTTTAACTGTCACCCCCTTTCTGACTTATCGAGGTATTGTCATACGCTTGATTTAAAACGCCTGAGAGGCCTATGAGCAGCAAACCACCAATAATATAAGCTAAAGGCTTCCAAAGTATAAACAAGCCGTAAAACAGCCCTATTAAGCCCACAACGAATAGTAATATCACCACAAGTGCATATAAGGTTTTCTTCATCGTCACACCTCCTATAAGAACATCGGCATAAATGTTTCTGTGTCCCATTCATGTTCACTAGCTATCACATAAGCGAAGATAGTGGCCATGAGCGGATCTATTTTATGTCTGTTCATTTTCTTTTCAATCATTATTGAATCGTTCACATTCTTAGCAATAGCGTTTTTTACTGCTGTATCTAACAACGGATTTTTATGATGCTTAATATCTCCATTAATTACGTTCAGTCTAAAATCTAAGTTAGGATTAGAAAGTGTTTGTGGCCCTTGTCTTATTTCATACAAGTCGTAATACCATTCTCTACGTTCAATCTCTGCTAACACACCGTGTATTGAATACGGGTCATAGCAAATAGCTTGAACATCTAGGTTGTGTCTGTTCACATATGTTTCAATGTAATCTAATACTTGGTTAGTGTTGATAATCCCACTAGACAAGTCTGTGATGGTGCAGAAGCCATCTTCGGACAATTGACGATAGTCAATAAGGTCACGTTCTATCTTGCCTTGTAAGCCACCCTTTGTGCCTACAAACGAATGTGATGTTATATAATATTGTTTGTTGGTTTCGTCTAGGTGTATGAACGATATAGCGGTTAAGTCATCAGCTCGTGATAAGTCTAAACCGATATACACTTTAGAATAGTTAATGTCAAAATCAGTTTCGTTCTTTTTCCAGTCGTTGAAGTCGAGATATGATTCTTCGGAAGCTTGCATCCAGTAATTAAAGTTCTTAACTAGAACTCTGAACATAGAATTCTTTTTTGTAGCCTCCGCTACACGCTTTTCAAGGAAATCATCGATTTGTTCTTTTAATTCGTCCGTTTCATTAATGAGTGGATTGGATTTAGCCCACGTTGAGCTGTCTTGCCATTCATCTTCACTATCTTGTTCGTAGATCACTGCAAAATATTCATCGTCAGTGTATACTTCAGACAATATATCTTTCGCGTATGGCCATTCATCTGTATACATAGGCGCATTCAAGTCGAAACCTGCAGTAGAGATAATGAATATCAAACTTTGTTTCAAGTTACCTTGACCAGATTGGATAAGCTCTAACATCTCGTTTGTTTTGGCTGCATGGTACTCATCTATGACTGCCAAGAATGGTTCGAAACCGTCAACTGCACCCGTATCACGAGACAAAGGTCTAATGTATGACCCATCTTTAGTATGTGTGAGTAATTCTCTTACTTTCTTAACGTCTTTTTTAAGTTCAGGTACTTTAGAAACGAAATACATTAATTGTTTGGCCACCATATTGAATACAATACTTGCTTGAGATTTATCATTGGCAGCCGTAAACATCTGACGACCTTCTTTAGGCTCTCTGTCGAATAAGAATGCGTATAGAACTAGTCCAGAAACTAAAATTGATTTACCTTGTTTCCTAGCCATCGATATAAATGCTTTCTTAAATCTCAACATGTCCGTATCTTTCGTAAACCAACCGCGTACACTAGCGATAATGAACTTTTGGAACAATCCAAGTTTATTAATGTTACCTTTAGGGTCAGGTAACGCCTCAACGAATTTAACGACCTTTTTAGCGCGTTTAGGTTTATAGGTGTAATTCCATTCATCATTTTCTATTGACCTGTGTATGTCCTTTAAATGGCGTATACAAGCAAGTCTAGTATCTTTACATGTAATGTAAGTGCCAGACAGAACCATAACGCAATATTTATAGGCATCGTCTTTAAATTCGTTCGGTATATTCAACAATTCTTCATACGCTTTAGGTATCTTTACGTTAGTCATCATCATCAACACCAAATTCATCGTACACAGACTGCTTAACTTCGCTTTCAGTCGGCACAACCAATCGCATACGTGAATCAATCGTCATTCCTAATTGACCACAAATAGAACGCAACTCTTTCAACGACTCCATATATGCCATGAAAGCGCCAGTTTTACGATTAGTTTCTGGGTCAACCATACCTTCAATACCATCTTTCTGACTTATTGCACGATACAGCGTGTCGTTTTGATCTAACACTTCGCAATACTTCTTGATAAGTGAGTAATCTAATTCGGCTATATCTAATTGTTTAAGTAAAGGTACAACCCTTAACCATTCTTTAGCAGCATTTTCAGTCAATCCCTCTGGAATCGAATCAACATTTATTTTCTTGAACTGTTTAAGTCCATTTTCTTTTAATTCAGCTTGTTCCAATTCTTCTTTTGTTCTATGGCCTTGCTTAACAGCGTTTAATTTAGGCTTTCTTCCTGCCATTCCAGCACCTCCTGACAATATATGACTTTGTGAAAGTTTTCATTTTGGGAATTTGGTCGCAGAAAAGTTCGGCTCGTTTTCTCTAGAACCCTAGAGCGACGGGGGTTTCTCTTCGCCCCGCAAAAATATTTTCAAAAATTTTCAAGAAATTATTTGCCGTGAATTTTGTTGTGGCAGCTAAAACACACTACCTCTAAATTTTCCATATCCAGTCTTTTCGACCAATCCCGTTTCAATTCAATCTTGTGATGGACAATTAAATTCTTGTCATTCACAACGCCTTCAGCCAAGCAATGTTGGCAAAGATAGTTATCACGTATTAACACCTGTTGACGTAGCTTACGCCACTGTGTGCTATTGTAGAACGCTGTGTACTCCTTGTTATACTTGTTATGCCTAACCACACTGTTATACCTTTGTGTATTGGCTTTCCTATAGTCTTGCAACTCGGTTTGAGTATAGTTCTTGTTACCAAGTCGAACCTTTGGTTGAACAAACAAATGAATCAACTTCTTTCATTTGAATTTTGTTTATTTAATTTTGTTTTATTAATTTCATTTTGTAATTTAGTTTTAGAAATAATAAAAGACAAAACGAAATAAGAAATAATAATCTCAAATCATTTTGTCTTTAACTTTAGAAATTGTTTCATCAATCAAATGCAAATTAATCTAATAAAGTTTATGATCAACAAAACAATTCTTTTAATATTCAATTGTAAAGAAACAACAAAC